TTTCTTCCATGATGACCCGTTTTACCGCACCATCGATGGCCTTGCCTAATTTGCCTGCTTGATCACCTGTTGTAGTGGATTCTGCATTACCACTTTGATCAACATTGACGGTGATATTGGTATTGGTGTCTCCTCCACCCAGCATTCCTCCCTTCTTACCCTTCATACCAAAGTCAACAGGTATTGCCTTGCCATTTGGAAGAGGCACAACAGCCTCATTCATTCCACCTTCGCCAATAATTGCTGCGGTTGGTTTTTGAACAATGCCGCCAGTAGCCATCTTCTCAGCGCCTCCACCAAACAATGCACCAAAGGGATTTGCCTTACCTGTCCCTGCAGCAACACCAAATCCACCCTCCATTCCGAAGACACCAAGCAGGGCCTTCAGAGCGATCATCTTGATCATTTCGGCAATCAGCTTCTGTGCCATTTGCATAAAGCTGTCGGCAATACCTTGGAACATATTTCCAAGTACATCTTGAACCGAAGCAGCACCGGTCATGATGTCCGCGAAACCTTGAGTGAACGCTGTACTAATTGCGTTACCTACACCCGAGGCGATTTCACTGAGCTGACCGAAACGTTCGATTAGACCATCCATCTCGCCTAGTTTTTCTGCATCGATAAGCTTTTGTTCTTTAAATGTTTCAAATGCTGCGAGTGCTTCGTCTGACTTTTCACCTTCGAATGCACCACTTTGCTCTAGCTCTAACCGTCTCTGTTCAATTTCGGATTGGGCACCAATTCGCCGTCCTTCGAACGTATCCATCGTTAGCCCTTGAGCCATCGACGCTGCACCTTGTACAAGCGTCTTCTGAGTGCCTAGTGCGCTTGCCTTCGTGCTTTGTCTAAGCCCTTCAATTGCAACTGCCTGCTCCAACAATTTATTGTGTTTCTCACGCAGAGCCATCTCAACTGAGAGCTGAGTCAAAACACCTTCAGGGCCTGTATAACGCTTATTTACTTCAGCAAGGATTGAATTGAATTCATCAGCTGAAATATTGCCATCGTTGTATTGCTTCTTAAGGCCTTTAATCGACTCACCTAACTCACGCTCCATAATGAGCTTTTGAGCCATAACCTCAGACTGAATCCTAATTACTTTTACTGAATCGGCAGTATTAGTAGAGAGACCTTTAAGTAGCTGTTCAGCATTAATAATTTGATCAGCAAAACCTTCCAGTTGTCTACGAGGCATGATCGCCTGAGCTATTCCATCAAGATTTTCTTGGTTGGTTAGATCCAATCCCTGCGCTCTTGCAGAATTGATCTGATCTTGAACCGCCTGTGCTTGTCGCTTAGCTGCAGCGAATCCTCCTGATGATGCAAGACCTAAGTCCGTAGCTTGAACTGTAGGGGGTGCATCAAGGTTGGGAATAGTCTTACCTGCCTTTTTAGCTTCTTCTTTCTTCCCTGCTAATTCGGCTTCCTTCATGGCCATCTCTAGGCCTTTCTTCTTCAGCTCAGCAATCTTTCGCTCAATATCGTATTTATAGTTGGCAATTTGTTGCTCTACATCGGCGTTAGCGATGACAAGAGAACGCTTCTGAGTCTCGATATCAAGTTCACCACGTTTACGCTGTGAGATGTAATCGTTTAAAGCACTCAACGCAGCTGCAGATGCGCCTTCCTCACCTTCAATCAATTTACGATTACGGCGATCCGCCATCCGGATCTTTAACTCCTCTTGAGCAGTAAATAGATCAAGTTCTTTGCGAGCAATGTCCTGACGAGCATTAAACTCTTTATCTAAAACAGAACGGTTATGACCCTCCTGCGCTTTAGCTAAATCTTCGTTGAGTTTTCCATATTCTTTCTTACGAGTAGTTATCTCATCGGCTAAACGATCTGCAGCCTTTGATGCCGCGTAATCATTTATTGCATCCGTCATCTGCTTCTCTGCTACCAGACGCTTAGCCACGATGGCACTAAGACCTCTTTCAGCAGCTTTAAGCATGTCAGCTACGTTGCCAAATGCACCTCCACCCGCTTCTTCATTTCTCTTTCTTAAAGCAACTACTTTCTTCTCATATTCAGAAGCAGCCTTGTTAGCCTCTTGAAACGCTGTCTTGAGTTTTTCAATTTGAGCTTGAGCATTTGCATCCGCCATGGCCTTCATGGCCTGTTGAGCAGCTGTTGAACTCTTATTTACATCCTTAAAGGTTGTATTGAGCTGCTGCATACTTTCGTTGAAGCTATCTATAACCTGTGCTTCTTTTGCAGCTTTCTGGAACTGTGCAAATGCCTGTACAACACCAGCGATTACAAGCTGTACACCTAACAGAATTAGGTTGAACTTCAGCATGCTTATCATCAGGCCTTTAATGCCTTTACCGAGCATCGCGGCTGCACCAGCGCCCTTACCCATTCCGGCAGCAGCTGAGTTTGCAGCAACACCAGTAGCGGTCAATTTGGCAGCCGTAGCAGCTAATTGAGGATTAACAATTCCGAGCTTTTGAATTAAAGCTGTCAGTGCTACGCCAAAACCTTGTAATGCAGCACCCGCAGCGCCTAATGCCGTAGCTAATGCGCGTGCAAAAACCCCTGCAACTGTCGCAACAAAGGCTTTTAGCTTGGCAAGACTAGCTAATAGAATTCCTCCTGTAAGCGCAACTTTGACAAGAGCTCCAACTCCGATTGCCTCAAGTAATTTGAACTGAGCGCCTACAGATGCTAAATATTCAACAAGGGGTAAACGTAGAAAATCTGCGTATAGGCTTAGGACACCGGCTAATGGCGTTGCCAGGTTAGAAACAGCGCCCACCAGTAGGCCGAATGTCTCTAACAGGCTTGTAAATACTGAGACATTAAGACCTACAAATGCAGTACCAAGTTTGGCTAGACCCGCCCCAACTTGTGTAAGTATGCTTGTAAGCTGAGTCGCGATTGAATTAAATGTCTTCTGCGTGTCCAGCGCAAGCTTGGTCATTGCAGCCGATAAGGCTTGTGCTGCTGTAACTGCAGCATTACCAGCACTAGCGGTTCCTGCCTGACCTCCAGTAGCTGATGAGGCACCAGAAGAAATAGCGCCTCCAAGAATTGCAGCTCCACGTCCCAGACCTTGCCCCACTGCAGCAGCAGTGATCATCATCTGGTCTTTTACAGAGACAAGAAGGTTATATACAGCTGTTAATCCATTAATCGTAGGCTGAAGCAGGTTATCTCCAAAGGCCTGACCAATTAACTCTTTGAAGTCAGCAATGTTTGAGAGAACACCTGAAAACTGCTCGGCGGCAATCTTTTGACCTGCTACTGCTGTGGAAAGTTTCCCTTCTAAGAAGCCAACTAAACCCTCAGTACTTGTTCTTGCCTTCTGGACATCTTCATTAGTGATTCCAAGAGCTTTGGCTAGATAGGAGTCCGTGGTGATGTTGCCACGCAGAATAGAACCAATTTCCTGGCGAGCTTGGTACAGGGGAATACCAAAGGTTCCTAATGCACCAGCGAAGGAAATCGCAAGGTCTTCTGCGTCTTTAAGACTGCCACCTATATTGCCCACTTGCTGAGCAACCATTCCGAAGACTTCGATGACTTCGTTACTGGTTACACCAGCCAATTCAAGTGAACGATCACGGATGCTTGCAATCCGCTGCTCAATAGTGCCTGTAAGAGCAACAATCGCTTCATACGGGTCGGTAATCGCTTCACCGTTACGCAGAACATCGTTTGTCGATGCAAGTGATGTCTGTGTTTTTAGGATGCTCTCCTGCAAACGTATTGATTCACCAATTGTGGAGTCAAACATGCCCCCAAAGGCCTGTTTTAAAACACCAGTTATCTGCTGAATACCATACAAGGCAAATCCAACCTTTGCCAAGCTATTGACAATATTTACTGCACTACCAGCAATACCGTTAAACGTTCTAGTTAGAACTTGCCCTGGCTTACGTGCATCATTTAAACCTTTACCTACCTGAACGACCTTTTTACCAAGAATCTCAGCGGCTTCAATCTCATCATCTAAGATGCCTTCCATCTTGCCTACTTTGTAGGCAGCCTTAAGCGCATCACCAACGGTGGCAATGTCCCGCTTAAAATCTTTAATGCTATTACGAGCTTTCTCTACTGAAAAATCAATATCGCGCTTCTTACTAGCTACCTTATCGGCGTCCTTACCTAGGCTCTTGATATTCTGTTGAGCCCTGTCTGTTTCGGCTGAAACAAATAGAGTTAGATCCCCAAGAGATGCCATGTTTTACCCAGGACTAATAAGTGGACTTAAAGCTGCTACGACGTGCGCTGGAATACGCCCACTCTTTATTATTTTAGACAATACTTGCTTGGTTATACTTTCTTGCTCAGATGCTTCTTTATCGAACTCAAATGGCAGGAAGTCAGACACTTTAGTCGTAACAACTTCTTTACTGCCGCCCATAGAGTGAGCGACCTGAAGTACTAGCTGAGCTAGTTTGGCCGTTGTTATTGATTGTGTATTAGCTCTTTGCTTTTGCTCGTCATGCCACGAACTCAGAATAAAGGATAATTCCTTAACAGGGGTACGCAAGAACGACTCTCTTGAATACTCGGATCCAAGAGGGCAAAACTTAATTTGTAAGTATATTTTTGCAGCACTAAAGGGCTCTGAACTTATGTAAGAGCGATAGGTCTCCAGCAATTCGTCTGGATCCTGATCACTCGGCGTTACTTTCCCTCTTCTGGCCAGCCATTACGTTCCCAGTTAATAAACTCAAATACTTCATTCAGGAGTTTACTAGGAATTGATAACGTGTCCTCTCGAGACCAATCAGGGACTGTTTTCCAGCCCTCGTCACCCTTTACCTCTCCCCTAAAACGGAGGAAGAGTGTTGTCATCTCAATTTGTTGCTCTGCAACCGTTGCAGAGTCCTTCTGAATATCAGCTAGTTCCTCTGCATAGTCGTAAAGAACCTCATTGTCGCTTTCTGCGTCTGAAAGGATTTCGAGCGCTGCTTTAACACTAATCTTTTTCTTCTTTGAGACTGCCTTAGCAATTTTCAAAAGCGTATAGGTATTCTGCGCCTGCTTACGCGCAATGTTCTCAACGCCTTCAGCCTCCCCAGCTACGAGATCCTCGTAAATAGGAAAACGAAAGGGGCCAATATCGTGGTATTCCTTTTCCTGGAAAAAAAGCTTTGAATACTTACTCATCAATCTATAAAAAAGGATGTGTCAACGGCGACCATTTCCGTCAATTGATTTTCTACATTAGGTGGTAAGGTCACAGTTAATTTACCACCTTCTTCAGTTACAAGTGTCATAGGTGAAGACGACAAAGGGGCGATAAACACCGCCCCAACCTCTAATAAATCGTGCTTTTCACGGCAAGAAATAAAATATGAACGCTTGTCCTCAGAGACCAGCAATTCATACATAATCAATACACAGTCAGTGCTGCAGAACTATTGTCATGCTTGCCAGCCCAGATTTCGCCTCTGGATTGGATTGTCCACGAGTATTCGATCAGACCATCAGATGGTGCAGCCTCAGACACGTTGGTAACGGATCCTTGGAACGCGCGGCAGTGATAGATGTAGTTCGAGCTGCTGTCCAAACCTAAGAAGGTGAACATCTCAACCCATAGCTCTACGTCAGGGTC